GATAGTTGAGCAATCTCTTGTTCTTCACAAGTGTCGTTATTAAAAACAAAATGTTCTTCTTTATTTTCCATATAGTTGTTCGCAAATTAAATTCATGTGTACCACAATCGCGTGTGCATATGCAATCGCGTGTGCCTTTTTAAAATAGTAACTGTCGTCAGTCGGTTTCAACCACACCTCGTTCATCACCGTATCCCACTTCTTCCCAAGCAAATGTCTCTTCGCTGGTCGGATAATCGCTAGTACTGCCGCTAGTTGTTCTATACTCGTGGGTTTCATTTGTTTGAGTATAGTGCTGTGTTCTGCGACGTGAAATAAGTTGTTGCTGAATTCTTCGTGAGTGAGTAGTTCCCATAACGGTTCCTTTTCTAACAATTTATTTAAGTGTTCTTCGCTTTTCACATGCTCATATATATGAACATTAAGCATATCGATTTTGAAATATCCTCTTTCATCTGCTACCTTATGATCAAGAGTACAACGCTCTGTAAAAGGATCTAGCGGAGCATTATGAAAGTATACACCTGTGTTATGTTTTTTGATTTCACCTTTTTCTTCACGTGAGGCTTTAATGTGCTTAAACTTTTCAAGCACCGTGTCACGATCAAAAAAATCTAAATCAATATCAGGCATTGGCTTTTGCTTTTTTAAATTCCTCGTATACTTCTTTTAGATGATTAGGAACTTCCCATTTGAATACTTCAATCAAATGTAGTCCACTGCTTTCCCATTCTGTTTCTTTGACACCTTTTTTCATGCCGAATCCATGGCCTCCTTTTGTTTTAGTGTGTATCTTTGGATCGTATTGTGTATAATTTTTATGAGTTGTCTTTGTCGGTATTCTTGGCATAAGCACTTTTATCTTGGGATATTAGATAACAGTCTGATTGTATCTGTGCAATCAAGTTATCTATTTCTCCGGTTGTTCCTTTCGGTTGTCCATATTTTAGTTGTCTTAAACGATCAGCATCTTTTTTAATAGAATCGATCTTATCACACATCTGACTTATCTTGTGTAGCATCAATAATATCCTCCGATTGTTCTGGTACGTCTATGTCTTCAATACTATAATTATACACTGGCATGCCGGTATTGTCAAATACTCTTTTATCCTCTGTGACATAAACGTGCGATTTAAAATTACCATTTTGACCTTCAACTACTATAGACTTTTTAGTAATAGTACCCGTATACTCTGTTCCATCACTTTGGATAAGGCACAATCTAATAGCACCGCCGCCGTATATACGATCAATGGGTTCACCATTACGCATATTACTTACGATTGTATATTTTTCTGTGTTAGTCAATGTGTGCCTCCTTGATTATTTCTTTTGTTAATTCAACATCCGCAGGTTTCGCTTTAAACTGTCGATTCCAATACGGAATATCCAATACAGGTTCAACAATAGCAAGTTGTTCATCGTTGAAGTTACTTAACATGTTTCTGCCTGTTTTTGAATTCAATAGTAACCAAGGACTAATAAGTCCGTTTCTAATATCATTTACTGCTCGATTCAGATTACAATATCTAAAGTAATCATTGTATTGTGCGTCTTGTTTTTCTGCCCATTCTAACATAGTTTGCACACTACGTTCTAGTGCCGATTCTGTTGGCTCTATCTTTATCATTTCAAACATATATGTATCATATAGTTCATCGCGACACCAGTGATCCAGTTTCACATTTGACTTAATAACAAAATCAATAAACTTCTCTGGATATATAGGATTAATATTACTTACAAAACTACCAAACTTAACAAATGCATTATAATAACTGCTTTTGCAAAACTCTGCATATGTTTTAGATTTGCTACGTTGTACCATTGTATAAAACTTATTGAACGCTAGAAAGCCAACCTGTACACGCTTTTCATCCTTTTGTAGATGTCTACGTTTAGGCTCACACATATGAGCCATAAGCGTTTTTTCTTTTTGAAACGCTTTACCGCAATGTACGCATTCGTATGGTTGTTCAACTGTTTGGATCATGGTCTTTAACGTATTGATCTTGTTCCTTCTTTGACATAATACTTGATAATAATTCTGCATCGTCCATCTTCATGTTTGGATTCTTGTCTAACAAGATTTGTGTGAATTTATTCTTTGCTTGTTTCTTTGGCGCCGCTTGATATGCATGAAAAAAGTTTTCATAAGCACCGCACATACTCATAAGTTTCCAGAGTAAACCTTTATGATTCTTACTCAGTGTCCAATGATGCTTGTTAACAAATTCATTGCACATTTCTAAATAATGTTCTTGAAAGAATGTATCACCTTTAACATTGCTTACATAACGCATTGCAATAAAAGGAGCAAACAACTTCTTGTCGTCATCACTTAGTTTGTCATACCATTTTTTATCACGACGATCTACTGCACTCAGCATTGCTTTTAAATCTAGAAATTTCTTTTTCTCAGGCATCTTCTTCTCTACTCAAGTTGTATACTAGTTTAACTTCTTTTAATAAGTTTTGCAATGTTTTATTACCCTCTTCGGCTAATTCTTTTATTTCTTGTAGTTCGTAATCGTCCAAATACCAATCTGGATGTTTTGGTTTTTCAATGCATATGCGTTCACCTGTTACTGTATCTCTTTCATACACAGTTTCTCCTCCGTCGGGTGATTCGTATATCTTAACCATCTTTCCTTTCTTTGGCTTGCATTTCTTTATAGCCGCCGATGAATTTTGATAGAATTGTAAGCCTACTCTTTTCTTCTAGTTTTTCTAACTCAGGTGTTCTTTCACTGCATTTAAAATCAAATTCTTCTCTTTTGAAAGGAACATACATTGCAAGCGGTGTTCCTTTTGTAAGTGTTATCTGTCCATACTTTTTAATAATCATTTGCTGATTCATTTCATGAAACTTGTCGCTCCATATGGTTCCAGGCATGGTTTCAAAAATGTCACTGAACTCAAACATCATGGGTAATTGCATAACACTATAACCCGGACTTGTACGCACACGCCATGGACAGTCTGGTTTTAAAACCATTGCTACATTTCTTTTTACGTTATCAGGTAGATGATCCTTAAACTGTAAAGGGTTATGATGACTGAACTTAAATTTATTATAACTTGTTCTTACTGTATATCCGTCCGATTTAACATCTAGTTCAACATCACACCATAGCGGTACAACGTATGCACCTTTAAAGAAATCAACAAACGCAGGGCAGTTTTTTGCTGTGCCTTTGTTTACTCCTTCGGGCGGTATGGGTACATCCATAAATCTAGGCATTGCTTTCCACCAACTTGGCAAATATTTTACAGCAGGTTCTACAGGAACTACTTCTTCTAGTCCTGGAAACTCACTCCAGAATGTAATTTCTGGTTTATCTTTTTTGCCTAGATTAAATGAAATCATTTTACTTTTGTACCTACCGTGCGTCTTACAATGTCATCGTGATTAAACTCTGCCCAATATAATTCAAATGCTACACCATCTTCTATACCTTCAAACTGATGTACCTTTCCTGGCTTAACTTGTGTAAACTCACCTGGACCTAAAATAGTTTCATCAACCAATCCCTGTTGATCCTCCTGCCATACACGAACAAGCATCTTGCCTGATTCAACAAAGAATCCGTTCCACTTGTATCTATGTTCATGCTCTGAACATTTATATCCTTTTTTAAATTCAATACGGTGAAACTCTAGCACACCGTTTGCGTGGATCAATTCCGTTTGACCCCATATTTTTCCTGCTTTCATTGTCATTCCTTTCCCCTTACCATACAAGGCTAAAATCTAATGTTTCACTTTGTCGTGAAATCTCTTTTACAAAAAACGCACAATTAGGATTCTTTTTCTTTTCTAAAGGCGTAGTTAGTAGTTGTCCTGATTTAAGTTTTGGAAAATAAAACTTAACGTCTTGGTAGACATTTACAACATCCACTGGAACAAACTCAGGACGAGAACTTGTTAGTGGATTAAAGATAAACGCATCAAAGCCTCTATCATTTAAACTTGTTAGTGGTAAAACTTCTAAATCACCCACGTCTGCGTTTCCTACTACCATACTCCACTCTAATGGCATTTGAACTTGTGCTGTACCTATTTGTAATACAACAGCCGGTGAACTAAAACTTTCTAAGTATATTAAAGGTACAAAGAAGTAATCAGGATCTTTAGGATCTGAATTATCTAGCACACTATAACGTATGTCTTTATCTATTTCCTTTGGTAACGTTTGTAAATCAAAGTATTCATTTTCTAATGTTAGTATTTGCATTTGTTCTCCTAATCGATCGCTATCTTTTCAACCGTGAAAGGATAGTTTGCTTCTTTATAATATTTTTTTCTGTGCGTTAAATGTCGTTTCGCAAATTTGCATCTGCTTGTGATATCCCAAATCTGCACAAAGTCTTTGTCTTCTGCTTTTCTTATTCCACGCCCAATGCTTTGAATAACTCGTACAAAAGACTTCCCAGGCTCAATAAGAACAAGGTTAAAAATACGCGGAATGTTAATACCCACAGCGGCCACTCCATAAGTTGCGATAATAATTTTGTTAGTACTGTCTTTAATAGAATCATAATGTTCTTTCCTGTCGGTACCTTTAGTTTCTCCCGACACAAACACAGAATTATCTAATTTTTCTTCCAACATTTTACCTGCTGAAATGCGATCGACTAAAATTAATGTATTGCCAGAATCTTTAATTTTATCTATCAATTTACCAAGCCAGTTAATACGGTGTTCGCTTGTAACCAAATATTTTAATTCTTCTTGATAGTTTGAAAATTCTTGTACATCATCTGTTTGCACAATGTTTACATGACAGTTTGCTAGTACACCTTTTTCTTGTAAATCACTAGCACTAATATGATTAATTACTTCACCTAGTCCTGCCTTAATACCTTGAAACTCAAACTGTTCTTTTGGTATTGTGCCTGTTAATCCCCAACGTATAGGAACGTGTGCAAAGTTTTGTGTGAGCAAGTTCTTAAGCACATCTGCTTTTGCTTGATGAACTTCATCAACAATAACACATCTTACATCTTGTAAAAATTCTGTTAGTGTATGTGCCGCTTCGTGATTCTTGGTCTTTTTATCAAGAACATTAAGACTTTGCCAAGTAACAATAGTATGCTTGTGTCCTAGTTCTTTTCTATCACCAAAGTATACACCTACATCAAGTCCTACGTTTACATAATCTTCTTCTGTTTGTGTTACAAGACTTTTATTGGGAACAATAACAATAGTGTTACCATATGGTTCACACATATGACTTAGTGTAGCAGTAATAATTGTCTTACCTGCACCTGTAGCAACTTCTTGTAAACTTTGTGGATTACTGATGAAGTTATTGATAACTTCAACTTGATAGTCACGTAACACGATTGGTTGTCCTTCTGCTATGTGTCCTTTAGGCCATACAGCACCTTGGTCCTTCCAATAGTTTTCTGTGATGTTTGTAAAACTTAGTTGCGTAGTTTCACGTAAATCTTCTACTTCTACATACCAACCCTTTTGTTCTAGCAATGGCAATGCTTCTTCTAACATACTTACGTATGTTGTTCCACCTAGTCCAAAGAAACTTACTTTACCATCCCATCGTCCTAGTTTATATGCCGGCAAGTAACGTGCATACGGAATGTCATACTTGAACTTGTTAGTTAATGCTTTACGCATCTCAAGGTCAAGTCCTTCAAACTTTACATTGACTTCATCTTTAATAATTAACTTACAAGTCGGCACAGTATTCTACTCCGGTTGGTTTGCTTCCACAATAATATATAACGGTTGGTTTGCTTTCCAAATATGCCTGTGTCTTGTAATGACTAGGAACTGTTGGCAAGCAACTAAAAATTAATTGAGGATCAATATTATTAGTAAGCAACGGCTTGGGTATCTTTTCGTTGATAATTAAAATTTTCTTCTTTGGATCGAATTGATTAACGTTCATGTTTTTAATATATTTGTTTCCTTCAAAAAAGTCTTTAGAACTTTTAAATCTAAACATTACACCGATGTCTTTTCCGGTGTATCCAGCAGAAAATAATGATCCTACTATTTCTTGTAGTTGTTCGATATTATTACTACTACACATAATTATACACTGATCTACGGTATTGATCAATGAAAAAATGTCCAAATAGGAACAAACATTAGAATTAATAAACCAATTTCTACTATCACCTAACAACACTGAATCCATTTTTTGCTTTGGCTTTAGAGCATCTACCACACCGTCATCGTATACCAAACATCCTTGTAGTTTTGATTGCATGATTGCACGTCTTGGATCTTGTTCTTCTATTACTATATCGTTGTAAACATATCCTCCCATCTTTTTTACAAGTATAGGATAGTGGTCTAATGCTTTCTTTTTAATTTCGTTTATTTTCTTAAAATCATTTTTAATCTTTTCATCAATGGAAAAGTTCATACCATTAACAAGATTTACTAAAAACTCAACATTGTTTTCGTTATAGTCAAACGCCCACTCTTTTGTTTCACCGTTGTATTCTCCTTTAAAATAAAATGGTGTTTTTCTTTTTTTAACTTTGTTTACA